CTCCGGTGGAGCCTCATACCCCGGTGCGTGCCCGGGATCGCCAGGTGCCGCGTTTCTGGAAGGAAATGTTCATGCCGCTCGTAGGCGATCGTGTCGTCAACAACTACTAACTGGAATCTATTCGTTTTTAATCTAAGGAAACACCATAATGGCTAACGAAATCACCCCCGCTGAGGGCGCTAAGACTATCGCACTCTATAAGCTCCCGTTCATCTCCCAGATTGCTGATTGGGCTGCAAAGAAAAACAAGCTCGCCTCTGTCAACGATCTACCCGCCTTTGCAGTAGGACAGGTGAAGGAACTCAAAGACCTGGTTATCTCCGCTGTGCGTAAACCCTCCATCCCCACCATTCGCCCCGCCCTGGAAAAATTCCTCAAGACTAGCTATAACCCGTTTACCGAGGTTGCTATCTTTATCGGCCTGGCTGGCTACCTGTTCGGCGGATTCAAGGGCGCTAACAAGCTCAACAAGCTTCCCATTGATAAGGTCGGCGGGCTGATCACCAAACTGGTGAAGTACCTCCCCATGATCGCCAAAGTAGCCGGCAACTCCCGCGGCATCGTAGAGAAGATTCTGAAGGTGGTGAAGTAGACGATGGAGCTTATTCCCTCTGTCGATAAGTGGGTAACCGACCATCTCGTCAAGTTTTCTGCTGAGAATCCCGAGTTCGGTATTAAAGGCTCAGATTCGGATGTGGACGCTTTCCTAAAGGTCGCTAAAAAGCTCGCTGAATTCGCTAAGACCCTCCCTACCTCTGCAAAGAACCCGGACAAGCTGATCTCCGATCTCCTGGACTATGCGTTTGCCTCTCTCGGAAACAGGTGGCTTGTCCCGGCTATCTACTATGTCGCCATTCGCGAGGTTATTAGCAAGACCTTCGGAAACGATGGCGTGGCGAAGATCTTCAACTGTGCTAAAGACGTTCTGTCGGAGCGTATGGAAGAGTCGAAGCCAGCTAAGCAAGCCAAGTAGGTGAGGTGCAATAATGTCTCACATTTTGGATTACGAAGTGCCAGTAGACTACACGCCACTGGATGCCCTGGCGCGTATCTTCACCGATCACAAGCAGGACATGCGCAAAACCGACGTCTACAAGGGCAAAATCACTACCCCGCGTGACGTTACACACGCTATCGGTGTCGCAATCACGGAGGCGACCGAGGAATCTATCCACGAGATTCTAAACGGCCTTCCTATGCGCGTGGGATTCGTCTACAACGACATGTCCCAACGGCAAAACGAGGACTATAACTCGGTAACCACAGACCCGTTTGACGCGTACTCTATTGATGGTTTTCTGGTTATCCTGGCACGCGATATTGCGCACCTGTCCGGCGCTATCAACGATCTACTGTTGTTGAAGGGGCGTGCGTGGAATGCCCTCATCTGGGGCGCGTGGACGAAGGTCAAGAAGGCCTGGCACGTTATCAACAATCCGAAACTATTGGTGGGTGTAGCCTATGCCGCCTGGCTGGAGTTTAAGAAGATTCAACGCTTTATCCTCTTCCGTAACCCCGGCGCTAACCTCATCTGCTCATGGCTCATGGTCATCGTGAACATTAAACGTGTGTGGATCGTGGAAGCCTCAGCCCTCTACCACTCGATTCTGGATTACCTGAATATGGCAGATAAGAATCGCCAAATGATTCTCGGATTCCGCATCAATGTGCCCGGCATGGACGGCAAACAACAGGACGGAATGCTAGCCCGAAAGATCAAGGCACGCATTGCCGCCGTTAAACGCATGTTGCGCCGGGCGTGGCATGAAGTCAGCTCGTATAGTCTCGGGCGGTTCTTGCAGGACGTTTTCGGTACCGGTTCCAAGGTTACCCGTAGCGCCACCTATGAGGGGCTGTATAAGAATATGCGGTCTAAGCGGTATCGACTGTGGCAGGATTCCACCCGCTATCCGAATGCCTACAAGCATGGCGGGTCGTATAAGCAGGAAACGTACCGTCGTCCGACGATGGCGTCTCTTAACGGTCGGATTGCGTATCCCTAATGGGTAAGGATGTTATGGCAGGCGTGGAAGGCGTCTTAGGGCAGTGCACCGCTGTTACTGAGGCGCCTCCCGCCCGTACCCCACACCAGGTGTATAAGCCCTACATTACGGAGCCGTTCTGGGGCAACCACGCTAACCGGGTTCTGGCCTATCTCACCATGATGGGCGACCAATTCGACCGGGGTTTTTCCATCCCCGCTCAGTGGAACCCGTGTGGCCGCCTGGATGTCAACGTGATCGAGGCCGCGCCGGTATTGAATGCTAATCGGTGGAGTGTGAAACGCTGGGAGCTGGAGCAGCTGCACCGATTCTTCCTCCGCCTCTCACGCTCAACCAGCCGATTTGTTTTGCAGTCGATTGAGGCATTCCCACTGTTCCCGAATGTGAAAGTCTGGCTGCGCTATGGTGAGCGGCTGTTGATCTCTCGCATGGAGAGTGTGTGGAAGCTCCTTAAACCATTCGTGGAACCGATCTGGCGGGGGGCTAAAGACCTCTACTACAGGTGGCTGTGCTTCTACCGGAAGCATATTCGGACTAGTCGTATTCTGGGTATCCCGTCGCTGGTTCCTGCTGTGCTGTCTCCCGCTAATCTGCGGTATACGATGCCGTATGAGTGGGATGGGCTTTGGTCTTCCTCGATGTCTTTGCTCTCGGTTCTGTGGGTGGGCGTGCATCTACCGTTGCTTATTCCGCCTTTGGCTGGAATTGTCTGGTCTTATTTCCCACTAGCATTAGGGGTCATCATTTTTTTCGTGGGTTGGGCTGTTGCCCTGTTTTGCGCCATCATTGCCGGTGTTATATGGGCGGTTGCAGCATACATCTTAATTGGTTCATCCTCGGCCGCGATTTTTGCACTGAACGGAGTCATCGCGGATGCAATAGCTGGGATTATTGCTCCTATCTTTGGACCGGGTGTGGTAACCGCTATACTAATTTACCTGGCATTGCTGGAATATATACTATGGTTTGTTGCCAGTATTTATATCGGCAGTGTAGCAGGCCTTGTAACATTCTGGATTATCTTCCCGTGGTGGTTAGTACCAGCCGCATTCTGGCTGGCTGTAGGGATCATTGTGTTTGGCGTAAGCTACGTGCTCTTTGTCGCGGTTTTCGGCTCCCTCATTATGGTTCCCGTCCTGTTCCTCCTCTCCATCGCCCCCTTGCTCATCACTCACTTTGTTTTGTGTGGTGTGCGGCGGATTGAGGTGGAACGGTATGGCACTTTCGCCAATCCCTATTATTCGGACGCTAGGAAGGTGGTCTAAGTGGTTCGTGGCCCCGTGCCGAAAGAATCGTCGCAGGTAGCACGCCGTAACAATAAGGGTATGGAGCGGTTTCTTGAGGTTGAGCCGTGCTCGCAGCCTCCGCTTCCGGCTGGTACTGATCCGCGGGCAGTGGAGTGGTGGGAGTGCTGGCAGAATCATCCGCTTTCGTCTAGTTTTACGATGTTGGAGTGGGAGACGTTGAAGCTGGCTGTGCCGTTCTATGTTGCTGGCTTGGATGGGGATTCGCGTGCGGCGGAAACGTTTATGAAACTCACGGCGAAGTTTGGTTTGACGACTGAGGATAGGTTGCGGCTGCGTATCGCCACATCTGTTGCTAAACCGGCCCCGGCTGGTGGCATGGTGCGGAAAACATTATCGGCGGGTGTGAATGTCTAGGCGCTTACCGACACTGGGATGGGACGCAATCGACTTCATCGAGACTAAGTTGCTGCACCCCGATAACACAGGGCGTCCCTACACTCTCTACCCTGAGCAGAAAGACTTTATCCTGCGCTGGTATGCGGTGGATGACAGTAACCCTGAGCACCCTTCATTCGTGTACCGGCGCGGCTGTTTCATGCGGCCGCGTGGTTTCGGTAAATCACCCATGCTCGCTGCTATTTCCGCCTTTGAACTGTGTGGATCCTCCCGACCTACCAGGATTGATGAGGATGGGGGTATTTGGGCGCAACAGCACCCATTCCCACAAGTCACACTCGCGGCTGTGACGGAAACACAGTGCTGGAATACCTACCGCCCGCTTTTGGCTATGCTGCGTGACTCACCAGCCGAATCAGAGTTCGAACTACTGGTACAGGACTCCTACATTCTGTACCCGGCGACGAATGGTGTTATCGAGCGCGTCTCATCCTCACCAGACAGTGTGAAGGGTATCCGCTCAACCTTTACTATCTGCGATCAGACAGAAGTGTGGATGCCGAATAACCATGGTGACCGCCTCTTTGCCACCTTGCTTGCTAACGCTGGTAAATCCGGATCACGTATCCTCGAATCTCCTAATGCTTATATTCCGTTGACTGACTCGGTTGCTGAAAAGTCAGCCCTCTACTACGCACAGTTACAGGAAAATAATGAGCCGGGGATCATGCTGTATGACCATCGTCCCGCACCGGCTGACACCGATATTTATGATCCTGAGTCGCTGCGTGAAGGCCTGATTTACGCCTATGGTGATGCGGCGGATGTGAACGGGGGGCATGTGGATATTAATGCGATTATGCAGACGGTGATGGATCCGGCGAAAGAGGTCAGTGAGTCACGCTCGGATTTTCTGAACCAGGTTGTTTCGCATTCGTCCTCCTATGTGACGGTTCAAGAATGGGATCGCGCTTACCAGCATGTGAACGTTGACAGTGTGAAGAGTATTGCCCTCGGATTCGACGGGTCTATCGGTAGGGCACATGGGCTGGCTGACTCTACCGCCCTGGTGGCGATCTCCCTGGACACGGCACACCCGATTGTTTTTCC